ATACTGGATTCTCTATTGGTCAATCATCTACTATAACAAGAGATGAAGTTAAGTTTTCAAAGTTTATTTCAAGATTAAGAAATAAATTTTCTGGTTTATTCTCAAGCATACTTAGAATCCAATTGATATCGAAAGGTATCATTCGTGAGGATGAGTGGGAAGAAATACTAGAAGGCATCAAATACACATTTCAACAAGACAACCATTATGCAGAACTCAAAGATGCTGAGATTATGCAGAACCGTCTTGCTACATTAAACGCAATGGATATGTTTGTTGGTAAGTATTACAGTATAAATTGGGTTCGCAAGAATGTATTGATGCAGACTGATGAAGAAATCAAAGAAATTGATAAACAAATCAAAGCGGAGCCAGAACCTGCTCCAGAACAAAACCCTCAATAGGAATTAAGATGACAGATTATACATTAAACCTAGTCGATGCAATCATTTCAGGTAGAGCTACTGATATTGAATCTGCATTTCAACAAGCTATTACAGATAAGATTTCAATAGCAATGGAATCCAAAAGAACATCAATGGCTCAATCTATGTTCACTAAAGAAAGTGTTGAAATTCTGGATGAAGAACAAGATCCAACAGGCATTAAAGTTTATCATACTGACAAAGCTGGTAAAACAGGCAATCAAATCGTATTTACTCATCAAGATGCTAATCGTCTTCACAATCAAATTAAAAAATCAGGTGGAAAGGTCACTCATCACGCTTTGATGTTTGGTACAAAGGAAGGCGAAAAGAAAGCATTGAGCGAAGACTTTGCTCTTGAAGATTATTCAGTTGAAGAAATTGAAGACTTTATGATGTCTGAAGAGTTCGAACAGTTGGATGAGTTATCAAAGAAAACTCTAGGTTCTTATGTAAAGAAAGCTTCTGACGATATTATGTCAAAATCTGGTGAAGCTGGGTTTAAGTTAGCTGCTGGTGAAGGTGATTCTGGAGATAAAGATTATGTTACAGCATACAAAAGAAATAAAGGTATTGCTAAAGCTGTTACTAAACTTACTAAAGAAGAAGTTGAATTAGAAGAAGTGTCTCAAGGAACTTTAGATTCTTATAGAAAAAAATCTTTTGATGAGCCAGGCGAAAAAAGAGAAGCTGGTAGAAAACTTGCTTTTGCCAAATCTGCGGGAACATCTGGTGATGCTAAAGTATCTTCAACAGAAGAAGTTACTAAAGCTAAATCACAAATCAAAGATATAATTAAACCAGAACATCACGCTAAGTATCCTATCTCTAAAATCACTGGATTTACTTCCGCTCGTAAAATTTACAAACAAGCAGCAGAAGCTGGTCATTTAAAAGAAGAAGTTGAGTTAGATGACTAAAATAGAAGATTCTATCCTGGAACATTATCAACTTGATTCTGTTCCTTCTATTCTTGTAGAGCAGTATTCTGCTCTTATTGAATCAGATAGATTTAGTATAGACCCTGTGGTTATTGACCTTAGACCTAATCCATCTTCTTTGCATAACAAGATAAACTATATGTTAGAAGACGAATCTATCGTTTCTATAAATACCCATACAAGAAATAAATTACAAGATTTATTTTCTAATAAATACAATGTAGTAGAGTATATGAATGAAAGCAAAGAAAACTTCTTTAACATCATTCAACTAATAATTTAAGGAAGATGTATGGCAACAGTTAAAACTATATTCAAAAAGACGTACGGAGAAGCACTTGTAAAAGTTGCAGGAACTGCTGCAGCTGAAACAATAAATCTTGCTACTGACTTACTTGCAACTAATGAGTCCCTTCTAGAAGGTGGAACTCCTACTGTAAATATTGCTGCAGTTACTTGGACTGGTGCTGTTGCAGGTGTTATTACCATTACTAGAAATAGTGTGGTTGTAATGACTCTAAATGCCGGAGCCTCTGGGTTCTTAGATTTTGGTGGTCAACTATTTCCCCCAGATTCAACAGAAAACACTAGCAATATTGTAGTTACTATTTCTGGTGGTCAATCTGAATGCTGGATTAGACTAAGAAAAGTTTCTGGATATAAAAATACAGATTACTTAACTGCTGCTAGTTCATAAGGATTAATATGAAACTAATTACAGAACAAATAATGGATGTGGAATACATCACTGAAGCAGTTGAAGGCAAGAAGTCTCACTATATCAGTGGTGTCTTTATGCAAGCAGAGAAAGCAAACCGTAACGGTAGAATCTACCCTAAAGGTGTGCTTGAATCTGAACTAAACAAGTATCAAACTGCCATCAATGAAAAGAGAGCACTTGGTGAGTTGGGTCATCCCGAGTCACCTTCTCTGAACCTAGATAAAGTATCCCATCTTATTACTGCCTTGAGGTTTGAAGGTAATGATATTGTTGGAAAAGCAAAGATACTTGATACTCCTATGGGTAATATTGCAAGAAACTTTCTTGAAGAAGGCGTGAAACTTGGTGTATCTTCAAGAGGAATGGGTTCTGTATTACAAAGAGGTTCTGTAAACGAAGTTCAAAAGGACTTTAGACTTGCAACTGTGGATATTGTCCATGAGCCATCTGGTATTGATTGCTGGGTAAACGGTATTATGGAAGGTGCAGAATGGATTTTCAATGCTACTTCTAACTCTTGGGTATTGGCAGAACAGATTCAACAAGAATTACGTAACAAGAATGTAAAGGCGATAACTGAATCTCAATTAGGTTATTTTAAGCACTTTTTGACTAATCTGAAATAACTTATAAATAATACTAATAAAAATTAACGGAGCAAAAAATATGTCAATTGAACAAAAAATCGCAGAGCTTCTTGAAGAATCTGCCAAACTGAAATTAATGGAAGAAGTTGAAACTATTTCTGAAGAAGAAGTAGTTTCTGAATCTAGAGTTACAGATAGAGCAAAACAAATTCAACACGTTGAATCTAATGAAGTACACGACTCTGACGATGATTCTAAAAACTATATGAAAGATATTGCAAAAGAACAAGGCATTAAACATCGGTATCATGGTACAGAGTATGGAGCACATGTTCATACTTTTAGTGGACCAAAAAATAGAGTAAAAGCTGCTTTAGAAAATATTCATGGTGGAAGTGAAGACGCAAAACAATTTCATCCACATCTTTATGTTGGTAAAGCTATTAATAAACTAACCAAAGAATCAATTGATGTCCAAGAAGACGTTGATGCTTTACTTTTCGGTGAAGATTTAACAGAAGAATTTAAAGTAAAAGCTGCTACTATTTTTGAAGCGGCAGTTATGGCAAGAGTTAATGCTGAAGTAGCATCTCTTGAAGAAGCATTCGAAACAAGTTTAGCTGAACAGGCTGAAATTGATAAAGAAGAAATTATTGAGAAAGTTGATGGATACCTTGGCTACGTAGTCGAGCAGTGGATGAGTGATAATGAGATTGCAATTGAAAATGGTTTGAAATCCGACATTCTTGAAGGATTTGTAGAAGGTCTTAAGACTTTGTTCCAAGAACATTATATTGAAGTTCCAGAAGAAAGATTTGATGTTGTAGGTGATCTACAAGAGCAAGTTGAATTTCTTGAATCTAAACTTGATGAGTCTTTGGCACATAATGTTGGAATGACTAAAGAACTTAACGAAATGGCTCGCGAATCGGTAACATACGATTTCTGTTCAGGAATGACTGATACAGAAGTTGAAAAATTTACTGCCCTTGCTGAAGAATTGAACTATGAAGATGCTGATACTTTTGCATCTAAACTACAAATTATCAAAGAGAATTATTTTGGTAAGAAACCATCAACACAAGTGAACTCAGTAGTTACTGATTCTCCTGTAAACCTAAACGAAGAAATTAAACATATGGATAGCAATGTTGCTAGATATATGGAAACATTCAACAGAATCAAATAAGGAAATAAAAATGTCAACTCGTCCTGATTTAATGGCAAAATGGGCTCCAATCCTGGAACACGATGCTTTACCAAAAATTACTGATCATTACCGTAAAGAAATCACTGCGGTACTTTTAGAAAACCAAGAAATCGCTATGAGAGAATCTGCTCAAAGCGGCAACTTATTCGAAACTAGCCCAGTTAATGGTGTTGGTTCTAGCCAAATCGGTACAATCGGTGGTGGTACTACTGGTGGCGTTGCTGGTTATGACCCAGTTTTAATCTCTTTAGTTCGTAGAGCTATGCCACAAATGATTGCGTTTGATATCTGCGGTGTTCAACCAATGACTCAACCAACTGGTTTAATCTTCGCTATGAAGAGCCGTTACTCAACTCAAGGTGGTGCTGAAGCATTATTTAACGAAGCTGATACTTCATTCTCAGGTGCTGGCGTTGGTGCTGGTAACTTGTTTGATGGCGATGCTACTAAAAGTGTTACTACTGTTTCAACTATCGCACAAACTTTAAGCGGTACTGCAAACACTGGTTCAACTGGTGTTGCTAATGCTACCGCTGTTGCTGAAGCAAATGCTGCTTGGGCTGAAATGGCGTTCTCAATTGAGAAAACTTCTGTTGTTGCACAAACTCGTGCATTGAAAGCTGAGTATTCTGATGAATTAGCACAAGATCTTAAAGCTGTTCATGGCTTAGATGCTGCTGCTGAATTGAGTTCAATTCTTTCACAAGAAATCACTGCTGAAATCAACCGTGAAGTAATTCGTAGAGTGTATATGTCTGCTGAAGTTGGTGCTGTTGCAGGTACTGCTACTGCTGGTACTTTTGACTTAGACGTTGATTCTAACGGTCGTTGGTCAGTTGAAAAATTCAAAGGCTTGATGTTCCAAATCGAACGTGAAGCTAATGCAATTGGTCAACGTACTCGTCGTGGACGTGGTAACTTCATCATCACTTCTGCTGATGTAGCTTCTGCTTTAGCAATGGCTGGCGTTTTAGATTATTCTTCAGGTTTGTCTAACAACTTGACTGTTGATGATACTTCTACTACTTTTGCTGGTGTATTAAACGGCAAATACAAAGTATATGTTGATCCGTATGCAATGAACAGTTCTGCTGCTCAGTACTTCGTAGTTGGTTACAAAGGTACTTCTGCATTTGATGCTGGTATTTTCTACTGCCCATATGTGCCTTTACAAATGGTTCGTGCTCAAGATCCTAACACTTTCCAACCTAAAATCGGTTTTAAGACTCGTTATGGTATAGTTTCAAACCCATTCGCAGCGTACTCTACTACTAACATCGATGCAAATGGCATGTACTTAAATGCCAACACATATTACAGAAAATGTGCTGTTACTAACTTGATGTAGGTCATTGATTTATAAAGACTTTTTAATTTAAGTCTTTATTATCTGATTAAAGGAGCTTCGGCTCCTTTTTTTATGAGTGAGTTTTTGATTTGTATAAATAGTAATAGGTGTTAGTCACGGTGGTCAGACCTACTAACTCTAAACATTCTAATCGTAATTACAAGGAACTACTATGTCCAGCAATAATATTTATACAATCCTTTCAAGTAAACCCCACAATGCACATTATCTCAATAGATATCTAAAGTTCATTGATGGGTGTAGATTAAAAAATTCAAATAATATAGATTGGGTTTATACTGAAGGACATCATATCTATCCTAAAGCAAAAGACTTATTTCCAGAATACACTAACAAAATACTTTTTTCTTGGAATATTATTAACCTAACGGCACATCAACATATTATAGCTCACGTTATTCTATGGAAAACTTTTGGCGGTTCTCAATCAAGGGCATTAGAGTGTATGTTATTTAATTTCAATGAATCTACAAACGATAAACTTTCATATAGAAAAATACCTACAAAATATATTAGACTAACTTTATCAAAACTTAGAGAAGATGCATCTATCCAAAGATCATTAGAACATTCAAATATGGCTACTTATAAAGATTCTAATGGAGCCAAATATTATTTACATAAAGATGACACAACTATACAAGAGTTGAACTTAGTTGGAAATAATGCTGGTTTAACTATGACTGATGAATCTAAAGAACTTATGGCTAGATCTAAAGATCATTGTAGAACTATTAAACTATATTTACTTGATCAAGTTAAAACAATACAAATCCAATCAGACGAATATACAGAATTGCTTAATCAAGGTTGGCATAATCCCAAGTCCCCTGAAGATTATGAATATATCAGATTACAAGGTAATGGAAAACAATCTACCAAAATGAAAGGTAAGTTCACTTTCTACTATCCTGATGGAGTTACCAAATACGGATACATTTCTACTTCAGACCCAGTCATACAAGAACTTGGATTGATTGTTCCTTATACAGAAAACAAACAGAACCAAAATGTAAAAAGATCTAAATTGGCTGCTGAGGTTAATACTGGTTCTAGTTTTTATAACAATGGATCTATTATGAAGAAGTTCAAACAGGATCCTGGTGGTGAGTGGATAAAAGGACAACTCCCTAGAGATAGGTCAGCACAAACTGCTGCCTCTACAAAGCAAAGGAAAGACGCTGTTGTTTATAATGATGGTATTACAAATTTCTATGTTCCAAAGGGAGACGAGCCAAATCCATCTTGGAAAAAGGGTATGAAACCAAGAGCCAGCAAATCCCTTATAAATACTAATATCTAAATAAGGATATACACTATGTTTACTCTTCCTGCAAATCTTAATCCTCTATCCCCAAATGGGTTTCAGTTCGCAATTAAAAAGTTGCCAGAACTAACATACTTCGCTCAACAAGTTAGCATTCCTGGAATCAATCTACCTAACGTTGTATACGAAACTCCATTCGTTCAACTCAAACTTCCTGGTGTTCAATTAACATATGAGACCTTGAACATAGAGTTTATTGTTGATGAAAATATGGCAAACTACCTAGCCATATCTGACTGGTTAGTTGCATTAGGATTCCCTGAGGCATATGATCAATACATAAGTTGGCAGAATCGTAATAAAACTCCATTCCTATCTGACTTAGCAAAAAACAGTTCAGATGGTATCTTGGAGGTTCTTGGATCTAATAATATGCCTGTACAAACCGTTCAATTTGTTGATTTGATACCAACATCATTAGGTGCTATCACATTCATTACTACATCAAACGATGTTCAGTACATTACTTGCAACGCTACATTCGAGTATACATACTATAAATTTATATAATAAGTGAGAATATTATGGCCACAATTGATGAAATACAAAACCTATGGGATATGGACTGTATTATTTCCTCTAATCATCTTGATGATGAATCTGTAAAGACTTCTAAATTACATGCTAAGTACATATCATTGTTGATGAATACTAAGTTGCGATTCAGCAAAACTAAGGTTGATTACAATACCCTTAGAAAGAATAAGTTTAGATACTACCGTGGTGAACTATCCAGACAAGAACTTCTTGATCTTGGTTGGGAACAATGGCAGTATACCAAACCCTTGAAAAATGAGATGGATGAGTTTCTAAAGGGTGATGAACATATCACCGCAATGGATTTGAAACTTGAATACCTCACTGCAACAATCTATCTGCTTGAATCAATCTTGAAATCTATTGCTGACAGAACTTGGTCAATCAAAAACTGTATTCAATACAAAGCATTCTTGGCTGGTGGTTAGGTGACATTAATCAAAGTTGAAAAAATGAATGAAGTTCATATAAGATTATTCTCTGATCCATCTACAGAACAAGAATTATCAGAGTTCTTTAAGTTCCCAGTTCCAGGAGCTAAGTTCTCCCCGAAATTTAAGGCTCGACTTTGGGACGGGTTCAGTCGTTTATATAATCTTCAAACTAAAAAGTTGTATTCTGGTCTTATTGATTATGTAAAAGAGTTTGCAGAAAGGAATAATCACACATTAGAAATAGATACCGATATATCCTATGATATGGGTATTACTTCTGCACAAGTAGAAGGATTTGCAAAGATAATTAATCCTTGTTCAAAAGGAACGCCTATTGAGATAAGGGATTATCAAATAGACGCTATTCATAAATCTTTGAATACTTGCAAGACTGTACTCTTATCGCCTACTGCTTCTGGTAAGAGTTTGATTATCTATACGTTGATTAGATGGTTCTTGGCGAAGAATATGAAAGTTCTTATCATTGTGCCAACGACTTCGTTAGTTGAGCAGTTGTATGCGGACTTTGATGATTATTCAACTGGTAATAATTGGTCAACAGAAGATAACTGTCAGAAATTGTACTCAGGTCTTTCAAAAGACTTCTCGTTGAATGTTCTTATTACTACTTGGCAGAGTTCATGGCGTAACAAAGCAGGTGGGGCATTAGATGGTATTGGTAAAGACTTTTACAACCAATTTGATGCGGTAATATGTGATGAAGCACATTTAGCAAAGGGTGCCTCAATCACTTCTATGTTTGAGAATATGACTGACGTCAAGTATAGAATTGGAACTACTGGTACAATAGATAACTCACAAGTGAATCAACTTCAACTTGAAGGAATAATGGGACCTCTTCATAGGGTTATTACTACCAAACAGTTGATGGATTCAAATAGAGTCGTTCAACTTGATATTAAATGTTTGTTATTGAAATATCCAGAAGAAGTTAGGAAGTTATATAAAGGTATGAAGTACCAAGATGAAATGGACTTTCTTGTATCCCACGAAGGAAGGAATAAGTTTATAACTAACCTTGCCTTGAAACAAGATGGTAACACTTTAGTCCTGTTTCAGTTTGTTGCTAAACACGGTAAGATTCTACATAAGATGATTGTTGATAGAGCTGAAGATGGTAGAAAAATATTTTATGTGTCTGGTGAAGTCAAGACTGAGGATAGGGAATACATAAGAAAGGAAACAGAGAATGAGTTTGATGGAAAAATATTTACATTCAAAGGAATAGATATAAAAGTGCCTAATAATGAAAAAATAAAAATGACATCTGGCGAGGTTAAGTTTGCTAAAGATATAACCTTAAATGACGATGTTTGTGATATTTGGATAGCAAACAAAATTAAATTATCTTTCGTCAAACAATCCCAAAGGTCTTAATCTTCGTTCTAGTTCATCTAGTGTTGTTGGTGCATTAACCATTCATTGATATGCAAGTTTTCGTGGTTGCTATATTGAGTTTTCAATATCCACTCGTGGCAATAGGGGCATTGATATTCAAGTTTGTCTGGATTCATAATCTAGAGTTTCCAATTCTTATAAATAGTATAGTAAAAGGTGTTAGTCGCGGCCTCGGAACCCACTAACTCTAATCATTCAACAATGGAAACCATTATGACCAGCATAAGTATATATAATAATATTTTTTTTCAATCAAAATTAGATGAAGAATTAGGTGCTCCAGAATCTTTATCATATCTAGAAGAATATCTTAGTTTAATAACAAAAGTATGCAATGAGGGCGTTTATGCCGAAATACATCACATATTACCTAAGAGCATATTCCCTCAGTTTATAGATTGTTCTTGGAATCTAGTAAAATTAGAATATTCAACCCACGTTCAGGCACATAAACTGTTGGCTCAGGCATATCCTATAAATAAATTCATAAACCCTCTTAGGTTTATGAGAAGTGATTTGACTTCTGAAGAATATAGAGATATGATGTCTAAGGGTTCTACATCAGCGTGGGAAGTTCTAAAAAAAGATACCGAAAAATACGATGGATTCAGAGCAAAGCGAGCTATCATAGCAAGAGAACAAGTGAAAAATGGTATATCAACATCTATACACATACACATGTTAAATCCTGAAACAAAGGCTAAGCATAAACAATCATCCCAGGATTCTTGGACTGATGATCGTAGAATATCGTTTTCAGAATATCAGTCTGAGTTTAAGAATAGACCAGAAGAAAAAATAAAATCCTCTATTTCTCAACAAAAAGTATGGGATGAAAGGGATGATGAATATAAAATAGCTTTTAATGAAAAGATGTTAATAGTCAATACAAATATTGATAAGCGATTAGATGCTGGAGAAAAAATAAAAACGATGTGGGAGGATCAGGATTTTAGGGATAGGCAAAAATCCTCTAGAGTAGGTTTAAGGATTTGGACAGATGGTATAAATAAAACAAAAACAAAAGAGTGCCCAATAGGATTTTATTGGGTGAAGGATAAATCGAAATCTAAAAGGCTATCTTAATGTTACCAGAAAAAATACAGGAGGTCAGGGGCGCAATTATTATTGCGTCCTATTGACGCAACTTTCTCTACTGGTATTAATATTCCATCTATTGAGAATATTATCTTTGCTAGTCCAACTAAGAGTAAAATACGAAACTTCCAATCTATAGGACGAGGTCTTAGGTTGAGGGAAGGCAAATCATCCTGTGTGCTTTACGATGTGGCAGATGACCTTTCCTATAAGTCATCTATGAATCATACTTTGAATCACTTTGCCGAGAGAGTTAAGGCCTACTCAGAAGAGCAATTTGATCTTAAGTTACATCAAGTGGATATTAAGTAATCTATAAATCTACTTAACCCAACCACAGATAAAGTATACTATAAAAACAGGCAAAAGTCAAGACTTTGAGAATTGATATTTTTTGCCTTATATCCTAAGAGAACATTTCTCTAATCTATTGATTTATAACTTAAATACATAAAAAGAAGTCATTTTAAACACATTTAAGTATAAACAAGACGTAACTTTATACAGATTACGATATTTAAGCGAATAAATGATTTGTAAGTTATTGATTTAGATGGAAAATAAATAAGGTATTTTGAAGGTTTTAGAGTTTATGCTTTTAACATAAACTTCCTAAATTCAATATACTTTACTTTTTAGATGATGTAGTATATAATATTATTATATTTAATTAATAGGTGATTGAAATGGCTGAGTATGTATCAAACAAGGATTTTTTTGCAGCAATACTTGAAAGAAAAGAACTTCTATCTAAACTTAAAGAAGGTGATGAGAAACCTCAAATCACCAACTATCTTGGTGAGTGTGTTCTAAAGATTGCAAACAATCTTGCCAACAAGGGTAACTTCAATGGATACTCATTCAAAGATGAAATGATTTGTGATGGTATTGAAAACTGCATCAGATATTTTGATAAGTTCAATCCTGAGAAGTCGTCCAATCCATTCTCTTATTATACTCAAATTATATACTTTGCATACCTTCGTAGGATTGCAAAAGAGAAGATACAATATCAACTTAAACATAAAATTATCCAATCTGTAGGTAACATAGTATTTGAACTTCAAGAACAAGATGATGATGCAGAGTTTGTCAACTCATACAGAGAGTTCTTGGCTGAGTTTTCAGACGCTGAGTTGCCAAATGTTGTTAGAAAGGTAAAGGTTCCAAAAGTAATAGTTCCGACTTGTCAAACTTTAGATGTGATATCTGAATGAAGATAGCAATCTGCGGTGATACTCATTTTGGCGTAAGATCAGATAGTCCTAACTTTCTTGCCCTACAAGATAAGTTTTATACTAATGTCTTCCTGCCATATCTTATTGAAAATGACATTAAAGTTGTATGGCAACTTGGTGATATGTTTGATAGAAGAAAGTATATCAACTTCAATACTTTGGCTGAAAGTAAAAGGTTCTTCTTTCAACCACTACAAGATGCTGGTATAGTTCTATGTACATTGTTGGGTAATCACGATCTTTATTATCGTGAATCATTATCTGTAAACTCTACAGGATTATTACTTGGTGAGTTTACAAATCTTCATATTTATGATAAGATGACAAAATGGGATGTCGATAATACATCTATCGACATCATTCCTTGGATATGTAAAGAGAATGTAGAAGAAGCATTCGAGTTTATCCGAGATAGTAAATCTGATTTATGCTTCGGGCATTTTGAGTTTTCCAATTTTCCGATGTATAAAGGACAAGATGTATCTAAAGAATTGAAACAACTTATTGATTCTGGAGAAATAAATTACAAAATGTTCGCCAAATATGAAGGTGTTTATTCAGGTCATTTTCATACTAAATCTGATAAAGAAAATATTCATTATGTCGGCACTCCTTATGAAATGACTTGGTCTGATTACAATGACCAGAAAGGATTTCATATATTCGATACAGAAACAAGACAAACAGAATTCATTAAGAATCCCTATACAATGTTTCTTAGACACGAATACAATGATGAATTAGTTGATTATGATACTATTGATATAGAGCAGTTTCAACAGAAGTATATCAAAATAGTAGTAGTAAAGAAAACAGATTATTATAAGTTTGATCAGTTCCTAAAGAAACTTTATGAAAGCGATACCTATGAGATTAAGATACTTGAAGATTTGTCTGATTTCTCAGAGGGAGTTGTTGATACAACTCAAATAAGTATTGAAAACACCTTAGAAGTGCTTGAGGGTTATGTTGATTCAGTCGCTGATGACACAAACCGTGATAAGATTAAATCCTTTATGAAATCTTTATATCTTGATGCAAAAGAAATTATATGATAAAATTTAAGTATGTCGAATGGAAGAACTTACTTTCTACTGGTAATGTACCAACCAGAATAGACCTAGATGTTCATTCATCTACCTTGATTATTGGTAAAAATGGTAATGGAAAGTCAACTATCTTAGATGCCTTGACGTTTGCCCTATTCAATAAACCGTTTAGAAGTATTACTAAGCCACAACTTGTCAACTCTATAAATGGCAAGAATCTACTGGTAACAGTTGAATTCGAAGTTGCTGGAAGTGTTTATCGTGTAATTCGTGGCGTCAAACCTAATCTGTTTGAGATATGGAAAAACGATGTTCTAATCACACAAGATGCTGCTCTTAAAGATTATCAGATTGTATTAGAACAGCAAATTCTAAAGATGAACTTCAGAACTTTTACTCAGGTAGTGATATTAGGTTCATCTTCTTTTGTTCCATTTATGCAGTTATCTGCTAGTAATAGAAGAGAAGTTATTGAGGATATCCTGGACATCAGAATCTTTAGCACAATGAATAATCTGTTGAAAGAAAAGATCCAATATACTAAACAACAAATTGAAAATGTAACTACCAGTATTCATATCGCTAAGTCTACTGTGGATAATCAACAAAACTTGATTAACAGTATGATGACTAGTAAACAGACTCATATTGAAAGTATACAAAGTAGAATCGACAAAAATCAAAAAGATATATATACTACTGAAAAGAACTTAAAAGACACTGAATACCAAATTGAGATATTACAACTACAAATTGCTGATTCAAGAGTAGTCCACGAAACAATATCTCACGCCAATTCTATGGTCAAGACTATTATTCATAGTAATAGTATAATGGAAAAGACTTTAGGGTTCTTTGATGAAAATGATAGTTGCCCTTCTTGTTCACAAAATATTCCGCATGAACATAAATCCTCTATAAGAGAAACACTCCAAAACGAATATGATTTGAACCTAGTTGAGATTGACCAGCTAAACCAGGAAATACAAAGATGTAATGATAGGATGTTTGAAGTGAATAAGATTGCTTCGGAAGTTCTTGCTGCAAAGAACGGAATATATACCTATACTTCTGCCATAAAGACTTTGAAAGAACAAAACTCTGGATTAGAACTTGATATCAAAACTACCCAGAAAGATCAAGGTAACATAGATGTTGAAAGAGATAAGTTAAAAGAGTTTGCTAATGTTGCTATCGAGAACATTGCTACCAAAACTATACTCCAAGAACAAAGAAACATTGAAGATATTGCTTCTATATTATTGAAAGATACTGGGATTAAAACATCAGTGATAAAGGAATATCTGCCCACGATTAACACCCTGATCAACAAGTATCTGACTGCAATGGACTTTTTCGTACAATTTACATTATCTGATTCATTTAATGAATCTATTAAATCCAGATACCGTGACGACTTTACCTATGCAAGTTTCTCGGAAGGAGAAAAACAAAGGATAGATTTGGCATTATTGTTTTCTTGGAGAGAAATAGCAAGACTTAAGAATTCTGCTAATACAAATCTATTGTTGTTGGATGAAGTACTTGAGGGTTCTTTAGATGCTAATGGAACTGATTATGTAATGAATTTGTTATCTACATTGGGCGAGCATTGTAATGTATTTGTGATAAGTCATAATGTTGACCAGATTGTAGATAAATTTAAGAATGTTATAACAATAGAAAAGAGACACGATTTTAGTGTAGTAGCATAAAATAATGCTTTACTTTTGGTTTTAGATGAGGTATAATTACTTATAAATTAAATAAACCAAGTGAGAAAATATATTATGAAAAAACCTACTGAATTACAATTTAACTTACTGTCTAAAATCGTTGAAGATGATTTTACAAATTTCAACGGTGATGCTAAAGCGTTACTTGAATCAAATGATCCTAATGAAAGCACTACTTGGGCGTCAAGTATTTTAGAAACTGCTCAAGACAAAGGAACTTTTACAAGTTTACTTAATGCTAATTTGGTTTGGCATACATCTGAAGGAAGGGAATCTAAAGTTGGTTTGACTAAAACAGGGTTTGAAGTTATTAAGGAGTTTTATGTGTAAAGACTTTACTTTTTAGAACTACCGTAGTATAATATAATTTGTGTTGTAAACTTATTGAAATGAGGATATATAAAATGAGGAAAAGAAACCCTAAAACCACTATTACAGGTAAAAATCGTATAAAACCTTTGTCTATGCCTCAACTTGAAGCATTGTTGGAAACAACAAGACGTCCAAGAGATAAAGATAAAATCATAAATCGAATGAAAATTCTAAAAGGAAAACAAGTATGAAAATGTTAGTAGCAGTAGTTGCAATGTTAGTCGTAGGTTGTGCAAGTAATGGTGATGTAGCTGACCTTCAAGCTCAAGTAGATTTATTGAAAACTTCTACTGCTACAGATATTGAAGCATCTACAGTAAAAGCTGGTTCAATGTGTACTGCTCATTGTGCAAAAGGCGAGAAAGAAATGAACGATAAATTGGATTCTTTGTTTAAGAAATCAATGACTAAGTAAAGTTATAAATGCTCCCTAAGCATAAGTGGCACCTAATTATCGCCATCTTCTAATGGTAGGATCCTGTATAGGGAACGAGTGTTCGACTCACTCTGGTGATAATGGCAAAGCCGAAAGTCATAAGACTGTAAAGAAGTCAAAGACGGCACTTTTAAGAATATATTGAGCTGCGGAGCATGACCGCAAGGGCAAGGTAAAATGTCTCGAATCGCAGTGTTAATACGAATCAGTATATTCATAAAAGTATTTGGGTTGATTGTATCAATTAACTATTACACACTCTAAGGTCACAATTGGACGATGTGTGTTGAAATACTTTTAATAAAACACATTCGACCTTGATCAGGTTCAGCTGGATTGCTGAGTAAGTGCTGGTATGTGCTATGCTTAATATGGTTCAATTCCATAACAGAGTGTGTTTTATTAAACATATTAGTCGGGTTTATATAAATTCGCTTACTCGTTAAGAATAGAGGCGACTAAAACTATTCTATAGTGTGTTTTATTAAATATTGCGGACGTAACTCAATTGGTAGAGTATCTGATTTCCAATCAGAATGTTGCTGGATCGTACCCAGTCGTCCGCTCCAAGTTTGCCTCATCGTTCCCGAGAACAGCGTGCTTAATGCCGTTTGAATCGGATATGAGGCTCCAAGTTTTGCTAACGCCCCAGACATAAGGTTTCTAGTGCCGAGAAGTCAAGAAAATTAAAGCAGCAGATGGGTTCGCTGCGGCAAATTCAGTTTATAGAGTTGCGGTGTAATAGCATTACATAGGTCATAGGTTTAATCCCTATTATCTCCACCAAAAATAAATGTTGACAATATGAACTTTATCATTTATAATAACTTATAAATTGAAAAAGAGATAATATATTATGAATAAAACTGATTTACTAGCCAAACTACTTGCTTCTGAGAACATTGATATTGTTCGGGCAGGTGTTTCTACTGCTTCCTTCGATATTGTTAATCGTGTTCTTACTTTGCCTCAATGGCAAGATATGACCGATACGATTGAAATAATGTTGAAAGCCCATGAAGTAGGACATGCATTGTTCTCCCCTATTGAACTTCTTGTTAATGATTCTAAAACACCTAAATCTTACATCAATGTTATAGAAGATGTTCGCATTGAACGTAAAATCAAATCAATCTTTCCTGGTCTTCGTAAAGACTTTGTTCAAGGTTATAAAGAGTTGAATGACCGTGACTTCTTTAAGATTGCCAATCAAGATTTATCTAAGTTAAATCTAATCAATAGAATCAATCTTTACTTCAAGTCTGGTTCTTCTTGTGGTGTTACTTTTACTAAACAAGAAATGGTTTTTGTTGAACGTGCAAAAACTTGTGATACTGTTAATGATGTGACTACCTTATCTGATGACATATATGCTTTTTCAAAGGCTGATTATGAGGATAAGAAAGCTGAACAACAAGAACAACAAATGTCTGAAGAACCTAATGAATCATTTGAAGAATATGAAAATGATGATTCTTATGATGATGAATATAATGATGATGATTCTGAGGAAGATGAAGATTCAGAAGTAACTGATGGCGATTCAGATGATGAAGGTTCGGATGAAGAAATAGAAGATGATACTGCGAAAGGTTCAGGTGGTAAGAGTAAAGAAGAAAAAGAAGAGGAAGAAGCCTTAGAAGCCTCTACTCAAGAAGCATTTGATAATAACCTAGGTAACTTGGCTGATACTCATTTATCCATTATCAATCATACTACTGAAGTTCCTTCCGAGTTTCAAAATCCAATCGTTGGTTATAAACAAGTTCTTACCGATTTATCGGAAGACTATGTGGTTGGTCTTGATACTGGTTATGCTAGTGATAGAGAAAAATCAGTAAATGAGTTCAAATCTGAATCAGCTAACTATGTAAACTACCTAGTTAAAGAGTTTGAGATGAAGAAGTCTGCAAGACGTTATTCTAGAACAACTATCGCAAAGACTGGTGGACTTAACGTAAACAAGTTATTTGCCCATACAATATCAGATAATCTATTCAAGTCTATATCAACCGTAACTGATGAAAAAAATCACGGTATGATCTTTCTACTAGACTGGTCTGGTTCAATGTGTGGCGTTATGGAAGATACTCTTAAACAAGTTATTAATCTTGCTTCATTTTGTCAAAGATCGGGTATTGCTTATCAAGTATTAGCATTTACTTCACAATGTCACAAACACAGAATTAATGCTAGTAAACTTAATAGTTCTATAATATCTGATAATTTTAATCTGATAGAGTTGTTTTCCAACAAAATGTCAATAACCGAATTCAACAAAATGCTTAAGTTGGTTTTATCACGACCTTGGCAGTATTCAAGAGACTATCGTTTAGGCGATACTCCTTTGAATTCTTCTTTATTGTATATGGTTGATTACTTAGGTAAGTTTACTAGAATGAATAATGTTGAAAAAACTTCATTGGTTGTTCTTACTGATGGTATTTCAACCACTTTGAAGGTTGATAGTAGCACAATCGACTGGCAGAAAAAAATACTTCATAAGTTAAGAGATATAAAAACTAAAAAGGATTATGTGTTTCCTTTACGTGCCAGTGAACAAACCCAATTTCTTTTGAAAGTTATCAAAGACCGTTACAATATTCCAGTAATTGGATTCTATATTGCAGGAGTTAATAAACGTGAAATCTTCAATTTCATTAGTGGATTTATGAATCCTATAGGAAGATATGATACAATGTATGATAATTATGAGAAGATTAGAAGCAGTATCAGAAAAACAGGTGTTTTCACTTTAGAAACAACTGCTTATGATGAATTATACTTCCTCCCATCATCAAAAAATAAATCAACTACTGTTGAGTTAGAAATCAAACCAAATGCTACTGCCTCAGGTATGGCTTCACAGTTTAAGAAGTTCTTAAACAATAAGAAAACCAATCGTACTGTCCTTGATCAGTTTATTAAGTTGGTGGCTTAAATAAAGGTTGACAATATGAATACCATAGTTTATAATAACTTATAAATTAAATAAACCAAGTGAGAAAATATATTATGAAATCAAGTGAAAAACGTACTAAATTATTAAATCTTGTATCTGAAATGTATCCTGATACAAAAACAACAAATGTTGTAACACGACAACAAGCAATTGAGTCTGCTGAAAAATTATCAGTTCAGATTAAAGAACCTGTTAATTTCTATATAATTACAAAGACTCGAGTATCTCGAGGTGTTTATGCTCTTCCAGGATATACTGGAGAAGTAAAAGCAGTTGAACCTAAATTGACTGTTGTAAAAACTCAAATATCTAATGATATTTCTGAATCCCTTATTCCTCCAACTGACCTAACTTATGTACCATTCGGTATCCATAAAGATGTAGAAAAAGTTATCAAGTCTAAAATCTTCTATCCTACTTACATTTATGGTCCAACTGGTAATGGTAAATCTACCACTGTTGAACAAATATGTGCTAAACAAAATCGTCCAATTATTCGTATCAATCTTAACAGTATGACTGATGAAGACCAGTTGATTGGTACTAAAACTTTGACTGATGGTAATGTTGAAGTAATTGAAGGACCAATTGTTCGTGCTATGAGAATGGGTTATGTGTTGTTACTAGATGAGATTGATGCTGGTAATGCCAATACATTGTTATGTCTTCAACCAATTTTAGAAGGAAAACCGTTTTACTTCAAGTTGAAGAACGAGATGATTATTCCTGCTGACGGTTTCAATATCTTTGCTACTGCTAATACAAAAGGTAAGGGTTCTGAAGATGGTCGTTACATCGGTACGAATATCTTGAACGAAGCCTTCCTTGAACGATTTGCAGTAACAATGGTTCAAGATTATCCAGGACAAGCAGTTGAGTTAAAGATTGTTACAAATGTGATGAATCAATTTGATTGTTTAGATACCGATTTTGCTAATGATCTTGTTCGTTGGGCTGATACGATCCGTAGAACATTTGATGATGGTGGTGTTGATGAAAACATCACTACTCGTAGATTGATACATATTGTCAAGTCTTTCTCAATCTTTAATGATAAGAAGAAATCGGTTGAATTGTGTGTTAATAGATTCGATGAATCAACTCGTTTATCATTCATCGATTTGTTTGATAAGATTCTAACCGATAATGAAGTGTATGAGGTGTAATAATGAGTGAGGCTTGTAAATACGAATTGGATAGAGTAAAAGAATCCCAAACTGCTACAACTGGGGGAAGAAAGTTTGATCAAGGTAAGTTACAATATGGCTTGATACCACCAACAGCATTAAAAGAAACTGTGAAAGTTCTAACAGCAGGAGCAATAAAATATGACAAATACAACTGGCAAAAAGTGCCTGATGCACAAGATAGGTACTTTGATGCACTTCAACGTCATCTTTGGGATTGGAAATCTGGTCAGCAATTGGATTCAGAGACAGGTATTAACCACTTGGCACATGCTGTATGCAATCTTCTTTTCTTATTAGAAAGAGACCTATATACTGAAGAAGAGTGGAAAGAAGTAGTAAAAAAGTAGAAAATGAAGTATTATATTATATTAAATAATGAGGAATTAAAAATGAAGTTATCAAAAGAATCAGTTACTATCCTAAAGAATTACAGTTCAATCAGTCCGAACATCTTATTTGCAGAGGGTAGTGTTCTTAAAACTCGGTCAGTGCAGAATACAATCCTATCGTCAATCACCGTTCCTGATGTATTCCCATCAGAGTTTGGTATCTATGATTTGAATGAGTTCTTGGGTGTGTTGTCGTTATTTCCAAGTCCAGATTTAGAGTTTTCTGATAAGTTTGTTCGTATCTCAGATGGTGAAACTTCAATCAAATACTTTTCTGCTGACCCATCTGTATTATCAGTTCCAAAGAAAGAGATTAACTTCCCTGAAGCAGATATTGAATTCAAATTAAGTGCCGACACGTTGGCAATGATTAGTAAGACTGCTTCCGTATTGAGAGCTCCAGATGTTGCTTTCGTAGGTTCTGAAGGTAAGTTGAAGTTGATTGTGTCTGATAAGAAAGTAGATACGAGTAATGCATTTGAAGTTAATATTGGGGTAACTGATTTAAATTTCCATATTAACTTTAAGGTTGAAATGTTCAAGTTTATCCAAGCAGATTATACAGTAGCCATCTCATCTAAACGAATTTCAAGATTCAAATCAGATAGTTCAGATCTAGTATACTACGTGGGCGTAGAATCAGATTCTACATTCAACTAAGAACTAAACATTGAGGCGGCATCTAATGCGTCACCATTCTACTATACTATGGGAAATATTATGAATGAATTGAATGTCAACAATAGGCAGTTCTTGTGGTGCGAGAAATACAGACCACAAACCATCAATGAATGTATCCTACCAGAATCTTTGAAAGAAACATTCAGAGAGTTTATCAAATCAGGTCAAATGCCAAACTTCTTATTCAGCGGTACAGCAGGTGTAGGTAAGACTACTATTGCCAAAGCATTGTGTGAAGAAATAGGTGCTGAATATCTAATGATCAATGGTTCAGACGAAGGTCGTTCTATTGATACCTTAAGAACTACCATCAGAAGTTTTGCATCAACAGTATCTTTGACTGATGCTAGAAAGATTGTTATTATCGATGAAGCAGATTATACAAATGCTCAATCTGTTCAACCTGCCTTGCGGGGTTTTATAGAAGAGTTCAGTTCAAACTGTAGATTCATCTTAACTTGTAACTTCAAGAACCGAATCATTGAACCATTACATTCTCGCTGTACTTGTATAGACTTCAAGTTAGATGCTAAAGATAAACAACAAATTGCAGCTTCATTCTTCAAAAGAGCAGTAACTATTCTTAAGTCTGAGAATGTTGAGTTTGACCCAAAGGTTGTGGCTGAGTTAGTAACTAAACACTTTCCAGATTACAGAAGAATATTGAATGAACTTCAACGGTATTCCGTATCGGGTAAGATTGATGCGGGTATCTTAGTCAATGCTTCTGATGAAACTTTCACTTCATTACTAAAGATGATGAAGGAAAAGAACTTCACAGAAGTTAGAAAGTGGGTAGGTATCAACATTGATATAGACTCAACAGAGTTGTTTAGAAAGTTATATGACAAGTCGGTTGAATATATAGAAGTAACAAGCATACCTCAATTGGTGTTGATTCTAGCTGATTATGGTTATAAGAATGCATTTGTCACTGATAGAGAAATCAATATCATGGCAGCAATGACTGAAATCATGGCATCAGTCAAATGGCGTTAGTCTTCTCCACCCTTTGTACAATCTAGTAGAATATATTATGAGTACACCATTTGAGTTTGTAAATGCTATCAACTTTACCAAAGAGGATATGTTCCAAGATCCTCAGGCAAATAAGGATTATGTTCCGTTCATCGTGAATAGAAGTCTGTCTTATTTCCCTGATACGATAATGTATGCCAATGAGATGAATCATTATCCTGATCTTTCCAACCAACAACAGTTTTCGTTTTTGATACATAGTATAAGTAAGAAAAAAAGATTCTCGAAGTGGGCTCCAAAAGAGTCTGTTTCTGAGGATCTTGAGAATGTGTGTGCTTTTTATGGTTACTCAAAACGAGAAGCAAAAGGCATACTAAATATCCTATCAGAGGGTCAACTTAGCTATATCAGAGAAAAACAAAACAAGGGCGGAAAATAATGGAATATAATGATAATGCGGTATATTTGGATTGGACTATAGAATCTATGTTGGAGATTGTGATCCCTGAACCTGATAGTTTTCTAAAGATCAAAGAAACATTAACAAGAATTGGTGTGGCATCAAGAAAGGATAATACTCTTTATCAATCTTGTCACATCCTTCACAAACAAGGTAGGTACTACATAATCCATTTTAAAGAACTATTTGCCTTGGATGGTAAGGGAACCAATATAAGTATGGGCGACATTGAACGTAGAAACACCATTGCGATATTACTTCAGGATTGGAATCTGTTGAAAGTAGTAGATGCAGAAAAGACTCAAAATAGGACATCATTATCTTCAATCAAGATATTGTCTTATGCGGAAAAACCTCAATGGCAACTCGTACAAAAGTATGCTATTGGCGTCAGGAAATAACAAAAAGGCTTAGGATTAGTCGACCAAAGGAATTGCACGGAGCACCTATTCTTGGAAACAAGATTCACGTAGTACATTTTAAACAACCATGGAGATATTATGGAAAACCCAGACATTGAAATTACATTATCATTAAAAGAAATTAACATCATCTTAGCTGTCTTAGGTAAGCACCCATTTGATGAAGTTGCTGTCTTAGTTAGTAAGATTAGAAGCCAAGGTGAATCAGCAATTCAATTGCTTCAAGCAGAGTCTCCTGAAGAAGCAACAGAAGAAGAGTAAGATTTCAGGCGGTTCGCAGCCACCGAAACTTTGTGGGGGCAAAGTCAAAACTTCCCATTTATCGCTATGCCTTCGGGGTAGCAAACTTAAATCTCGCTTAATTGGAGAATACAATGCTTACAACACAACCCTTTTTACCTAGAATCGATACTGACCTTCTTAAATTCTTCATTGGATTTGAATCGGAGCAAGATTCTATTAGAAAATCAAAAGAAGCAAACTTAAAGAATCAATCGAACTATCCGCCATATAATATTAAAAGTATTGGGGATACCAAATATGTGATTGAGATTGCTGTCGCAGGTTTCAAAAAAGAAGATATTGAAGTAGAATTGTTAAACAGAAGCCTTACTGTTGGTGGTAAAGCAACACTGGATGGTGCCTTTGAGGTATATCTTCATAGGGGTCTATCATCAAGAGCATTTAAACGGACTTTCACATTGGCAGAACGTGTAGAAATTTCTGATGTAACATTACAAGATGGATTACTCAAAATCTACCTGAATCATATTGTCCCAGAGGAATTGATCCCTAAAAAGTTAGAGATCAATTCTACTTTAAGCAAGTTGTTGCTAGAGTAGTTGGGTGCATCTAAAGGAGGTATATTATACCTCCTTTTTTTAATAAAATTGCTTGAACTCGGGAAAATATCTAGTTAATGCTCTTTTAGTATAACTTTTCTTAGTTGATATTAAGAAGAAGAATATAGAAGATAGTTTATTCCTATGTTCTGTCGATTGAGGACCTCTTTTCCTACCTGTATGTGCAACAGATTGTTTAGTTCTATACTCATCAGAACGAGGACATCTTTTTAGTCCTGTATTAGCAGCAGATCTTTTAGATATATGTTCTTCTGATTGCTTTTTTCCTTTACGCGCATCTGACATTTTCTTACTCGTTTTTGCTTTTTCTTCAGGAGTTCTATTAGCATGTCCAGTAGATAGTTTCTTACTCATTACCTCTTTTTCTTCTGGTGTGTATGTTGTATCGGTAAACCCATATACGGAGGCATATGATCTATTGACGAATAACTCGCTTTTAACAACATTTAATGTTCTTTGTACCTGAAGTTCTTTATATGTTGCATTTGATCTGGTATCGTGGTAAGATACTATTACTGTTGAAAACAGTTCGGGATGGAGTTTTAATTCAGATAACCATATTGACTTGTATCGTTCTGATACCACTGAACCGTGATAATTTTTATTTAGAACATTGTCTACTGATGATGAGCCAATATAGTTTTGAGGTAGAAGTTTTCCGGAATAAGTGGTATGATAAACGCAATATTGGTCTGGTAAAAAGGGTGTATATATACTTGTGCTGGTCATATTAGTTCCTGAATTAATAGTAGAATGATTAGAGTTACTAGGACAGCCATCCGTGAGTAACACCTATATCTATTTATACAAATTGAAAACTCACTATTTACTTTTATGTAACTTTATAGTATAATAGTATTTTAATATATTGACCTTAGGAATATAAGATGACGACAAAATGTTTCAAATTATCAAGCGGTGAAGAATTACTGGCTATTGTTGTCGATGAAGATGCCTTTCAATTCACAACATCAAATCCTGCTCAAATCGCTATTCAATCAAGAGAAGATGGCACTATGGGTATTATGATAGCCCAATATATGCCTTATGTTGATGGTACTACCAATATCTACAAATCTGCTATTGTATCTGTTGGTACTCCTGTTCAAGGTTTGATCGATGAATATAATTCAAAGTTTGAAGAACCTGAAGAAGCACCATTGATACAAGTTCCAGATCGTAAATTGATTATCTAAATTCTAAAAATATACTTGACTATTTTCGGATAGTCAGGTATAATAGTGTTTTAATTATGGAGAAATTGAATGATTGTGCTAGATATCGAGACCTTATCGACTGAAAGTACCTGCGTTATCTTATCAGCCGCAATGGTATATTTTAACGATGGTATGACTTATGAAGAAATGATTGAAAAATCTATCTTTGTGAAGTTTGATGCTCAAGAACAAATCCAAAAATACAAACGCACCGTTTCCAAATCTACCTTAGAGTGGTGGAAGAATCAATGTGACTTTGCAAAACAAACTAGCCTCAACCCTTCCAAACACGATGTGTCTGCTATTGAAGGTATAGAACTCCTACGTAATTATCTAAATACAGATCCATCTCCTACAAAAATACTTTGGACTCGTGGTGCTCTTGACCAGATGGCAATGGAAAGTTTGTGTAATGCTATTAGCGCAAAGCCATTAGTTTTGTATAACCAATATAGAGACACACGAACTGCAATAGACATATTAGCATCGACTTCTAAGAAAGGATATTGTGAAGTTAGCCTGAAAGATTTTGATGTCCAAAAGGTAATCAAACATGATCCAGTGGGAGACGCAGCCTACGATGCTGTTCAACTGATGTATCCAATATAGTCTTTACAAAATACCAAAACGGTAGTATAATGAACTATACTTAAATTATGGAGCTACAATGTCAACATCATTCTACACATCCTGTCTCCAATATGGCAGTCAACTTTTAGTTCGTTCTATTCGGGACGGACTTCCGCAAAAACAGAAGGTAGACTTTTATCCTACCTTGTACACAACCAATACTAAAACTGCATCAGTACCCACTGAATGGTCTACATTAAATGATATTCCAGCATATGAGATAAAACCAGGAAACATTAATGATTGTAAGGAATTCATCAAAACTTATGAGGGAGTTGGGTCGTTCAATATCTTTGGTCAAACTAACTATGCTTATCAGTATATCTCTGAGACTCATCCTGAAGATATAATCTTCGATTCAGATTTGATGAAGATAGTTTCAATCGATATTGAAACTGCAACTGAAGCCGATGCCTTTCCAGAACCTAAGTATGCAGCTGAAGAGATTCTGCTAATCACTATCCAAGATAACAAGTCTAAAGAGTATAAAACCTTTGGTTCAAGACCATATACAGGTAAGTTTGCAAACAACTATGTCTTGTGTAAGAATGAACAGGATTTATTGAGGAAGTTCTTGACTCATTGGCAATGTAATATGCCTGATGTTATCACAGGTTGGAATACTGACTTGTTTGATATTCCTTACTTAGTCAATCGTATCAAAAAGGTTCTTGGTGATGATTATAAGAAGTTATCACCTTGGAATATTGTTAACGAAAAGAAAATTAATATTCGTGGTACTGAAGAACTAATGTTTGATCTGGTGGGTATATCTTCATTAGATTACATCGTTCTTTATAAGAAATACACATTCACTACTCAAGAATCTTATAAACTTGACCATATTGGCTTTGTTGAGTTAGACGAAAAGAAAGTTGATCATAGTCAGTTTGCATCATTCAAGGACTTCTATACAAAAGACTTTGAGTTGTTCGTCGACTACAACATAAAAGATGTTGACATAGTTGATAAGTTAGAAGATAAGTTAAGGTTGATTGAGTTACATCTAACGATGGCTTATACAGCAAAGATTAACTATAATGATGCGTTTAGTCCTGTGAAGCTATGGGATGCTATCATCTATAACGATTTGTTGAAGAAGAAAGTTGTTATTCCTAACAATGAACATCATTCTAAAGGTGAAGCGTTTGAGGGTGCATACGTCAAAGATCCTATAAAGGGTATGCATAAATGGGTAGCATCGTTCGATTTGGCAAGTTTATATCCTTCACTAATTCGTCAATATAACATCAGTCCTGAGATGATTGCTGATACGAGATTAAACCTTACTATTGAGGGATTGCTTAAGAAAGAACCTATTCCTGAGACAGGATTATCTGTCTCAGCTAATGGATGGTGTTATAAGAATGATAAGCAAGGATTTTTGCCTAGTTTAATGGAAACAATGTATAACAATCGCGTTGGATTCAAAAGACAAATGTTAGATGAAGAACAAAAATATGAAAATATAAAGGCTGAGTTAAGTAGAAGAGGGTTGTAATAACTTACAGTTATCAAAATGCCATCTTTTCATACTGTTTCCTGCACCTATTTTGTTGACGCATCGTGATTGGCATTTTTTTTGTTTATTACTATTTATAAGAATTGGAAACTCACTATTTACTTTTATTATGATTTATAGTATAATATAACTTTATTATTGGAGATTTTATGTTTGAAGAAATGAGTGATTCAGATTTATTAAAGTTGAAAGTTAGTACAGGGAAAGAAATCTCACGGCTGACTAATCTTCAGATGGCTTTGAAGATTGCTTTGAACTCAGCATATGGAGCATTGGGTAATGCATACTTTAGATACTATGATTTGAGAATGGCAGAGAGTGTTACTGTGTCTGGTCAACTTTCGATCAAGTGGATCGCCAATACTCTTAATTTGTATATGAACACATCAATGAAGACTGTTGATAAGGATTATATCATTGCGATTGATACTGACTCAGTTTACCTAGCATTAGAAACTTTAGTTGAACAAACTCAAGTTGGTAAAACAACTGATGAAAAGATTAAGTTCATGGATAAGTTTTGCAGTCAAGTTATAACTCCAATCATTGAAAAGTCTTATGCTGATCTAGCATCTTATATGAATGCATTTCAAAACAAGATGCAGATGAAGCGAGAAGTTCTGGCTGATAAGGGTGTTTGGTGTAGAAAGAAGAAGTATATTCTTAGAGTTCATAACTCTGAGGGCGTTCAATATGACCAACCTAAACTTAAGATTATGGGTTTGGAAATCGTAAAGTCTTCAACACCACAGGCAATTAGAGATAAACTGAAGTCAACTATAGGCGTTATCCTTGACGGAACTAATGGTGACCTTATCAAGTTCATTGAATTGGCTAGAAAAGAGTTTACGAGTATTCCTATTGAGGATATAGCATTTCCAAGAGGTGTGAATGGTGTTGCTGAATATAGTAGTAACGTATCGATCTATGCTAAAGGTTGTCCGATTCATGTTAGAGGAGCATTGTTGTATAATCATCTTCTTAAAGAATTGGGGTTGACAAGCAAATATCCACCTATCAAGTCTGGGGATAAGATCAAGTTCATATATCTCAAAAAACCCAACACAATCAAAGAGAATGTGATAGCATTTCCATCTGAGTTGCCAGTTGAGTTTGGGCTTCACAAATATGTGGATTATGATTATCAGTTTGAAAAGGTATTCTTGGATCCTCTAGGGAATATTATTGATCCAATGGGATGGGTATTAGAGGAGAAGGCGACACTTGATGACTTCTTTTAGTTTACAAATCGTTGATGATTAATTCTTTTAACAATAGACGAGCTGCTTTATTAGCAGCTCTAGTTACTGCTCTTTTTGCCTTAGTTTCGTCAGAAGGAGGACCTTTCTTCTTACCTATCATAGCAGCAGATAATTTTTCTTTATGGTCGTCTGAATGTGGACCTTTCTTCTTACCTACCTTAGCAGCAGATTGTTTAGCTTTTGTTTCATCAGAAGCCTTTTTGCCTGTTATAGCAATAGATTGTTTAGATTTACGCTCATCGGATTGGGGACCTCTTTTCTTACCTATCATAGCAGCAGATATTTTAGATTTTGTTTCATCAGAATGTGGTCCTTTTTTTATTACCTGCAGGAGCTCCATCTAATCCATTTTCTGGGATTATATTTGCCCAATCGTCTGATTCGACGATGCTGTTTTCGTGTGAGAAATGGAGTGCTTGTTCTACTATAGAGGTATCGTAGTATAGATCGGATAGCCAGATTGTTTCGACGAACTGCCTACCGTGCTTGTTGATATGAAGACCCCAGTAAACTCCTGATCCTTTATACTTTATTGGATCTGATCTTGTGGTCTTGCCGAAATATTTTTTCTTGGTGATGGAATGTTGTTTGATGCAGAGATAGGTTGGGGTAATTGGGGAATAAATATCGTTGCTGGTCATAATAGTCCTTGATTATTGAAAGAATGATTAGAGCCAATAGGGTGTCAGAAACCCGTGATTGGCATTTTTTGTTTCATTACTATTTATAAGAATTGGAAACTGTAGATTATGAATCCGTATAAACTTGAATATCAATGCCCTTTCTGTTATAATTGGATCCTCAAAACCCAGTTCAATCAGCACCAACAGAGCCATTGGAATGATGCCAATGTTTCTAGACAACCAGCCAATCTAGAAGAACTTAGGAATAGATTTGGACCGATGGGTTTATGGGAAGAAAAATAAGTCTTTACTTTTATCCAATTTGGGGTTATAATAGTTGTATCATAACAATAATAAAGGTGATAATATGAGTGAGTTATTAGCAAGAATGAAGAAAAATAGTACCATCAAAGAAACTTCCACATTGGCAGTTTCTAAATTCTTTACGAAAAAAGATATGATCCCAACACCAATCCCAGCATTGAATGTAGCTCTTTCGGGAAGATTAGATGGTGGATTAACTCCTGGGCTTACTTTGTTTTGTGGTAACTCAAAACACTTTAAGAGTTTCTTCTGTTTGATCCTGGCAAAAGCCTATATGGACAAGTATCCAGAATCTATTATGGTATTCTATGATTGTGAGTTTGGAACACCTGAATCATATTTTGATTCATTGAATATGGACAAGTCGAGAATTCTACATACTCCAATTATGAATATGGAAGAATTCAAGTTAGATGCTATTAATCATTTAGAGAACATAACGAAAGGCGATAAAATCATATTCTTAGTAGATTCCTTGGGTAATATGTCAAGTAAGAAAGAAATTGATGATGCAAAGGATGGTAAATCTGTTACAGATATGTCAAGAGCAAAGCAAATGAAGTCTATCTTTAGGATGATAACTCCATACCTAGTGAAGTTTGACATTCCTATGGTAGCTGTTAACCATATCTATATGTGCGGTACTAAAGATATGATGGTGACGACAGAAACTGGACCATTATCATTAAAAGATATCGAGGTTGGGTGTAATGTATTAACCACCAATGGATTTGAGCCAGTTTTAAATAAATTTAAGTATGATGAGGCATTTGTTACTGATATTGAAATGGAAGATGGGTCAACGCTTTCTTTTACATCGGGACATAAATTTAAGGTGAATGGTGAATGGGTGTTAGTGGAGGATTTACATGAGGGTATGTATTTAGATATTATCTGAAAGTTTAAAATATATAAATAGTTCATATATACATAACATAGGTAAGAATATGAATTATTTAAAACATTATAACCGTTTAATCAATAGGGGTATTTTACGATCACATATAGATGGGTATGTTGAAGTACATCATATATTACCAACTTGTATGGGCGGAGCAGATACCCTCGATAATTTAGTTAGGTTGACTCCAGAAGAACACTATTTGGCACATTTATTATTGGTTAAAATCAACCCAGATATTTCTAAATTGATTTATGCTTGTACGATGATGTGTTCAAATAGGTTTGGGAGGCAATCAAATAAGAGTTACGGTTGGATAAGAAGAGCCTTTGCTAAAAATATTGGAATATCCATTAAAGATAGATGGGCTAGAAAATATGGATTTGATGATTATATCGCACAAACTACTCGTATTTGGGAAATGTACACAAAAGAGAAGATATCTTCTCCAGATATAAGAAAGGGGATTGGTCTCACTTTATCTAATATTAGAAACAGTTTAAAATTTTTTGCTGAGATGAATGATTGTTTTGATATTTTAAAGGAAACTGATTGGTATCATAAATCAGTTTCCATGAAAACCGTTAGAAATAACTTTACAACAGAACAAGAAGCTCGTAGGATAAATTCGGTAAAATCTATGGATTATGCCGAAAGAACTTCTAAGATAGGTTCTAGGAAAGGTGAAAATAATCCAACATTTGGTTTAACTTGGAAACATGAAAAAAGAGAATGCCCCCATTGTAAGATGATTGTTGCTAGCGGTCGCTGGCATTTTGATAATTGTAGGAGTAAGAAAAAATGAAAATGATGATTAAGTCTATTAAATTTAATTCACGAAAAGAATATGTTTATGATATAGAAACACCAACCCACGATTATGTTTTAAGTAATGGTATCATTTCTCATAATACCCAAGAGCTCTACAGTAAACCTATCGTGAGTGGTGGAACTGGGGTCTACCTAAGCGCCGATAATATTTACATTATAGGCAGACAACAAGAAAAAGAAGGAACAGAAGTATCAGGATATAGTTTCATCATTAATGTTGAGAAGTCTAGACACGTTAGAGAAAAGTCTAAAATTCCAATCACTGTGAAGTTTGAAGGTGGTATTAGCACATGGTCTGGATTGCTCGAAATGGCTTTGGAATCTGGTCATGTCATAAAACCCTCAAATGGATGGTATTCTAAGGTTGATGTATTATCTGGCGAAATACAAGAAAAGAAATATCGTATCAAAGATACAGATACCAAAGACTTCTGGTTGCCTATCTTATCAGATAAAACATTCTTATCGTGGGTTAGGGAAAGATATACGTTAGCGACTGGTCAACTATTAACTGACGAATCAATAACTGCCGAACTAGATAAAGTTGTTGATGAAGATATTGAAGAAGAACTTGATAAAGTAGAATAGATTATAGGGTATCGTAAACTCGTGATTGGCATTTTTTGTTTCATTACTATTTATAATAATTGAAAACTGTAGAAATTTTATCTTTACTTTTTAGTCGAAAAATAGTATAATATGTTATGTTTAATAATTTAAGTGGAGAATGTTATGTATGAAGTGATTGATTATTATGATGTAGAGGGTGAGAAAGTTCTTGCCATTTCTATAATGGAAGGAGAGTTTAAGGGTGCTGTATTTTCATATGGTAAGGTTGAGTTTCCAGATCCAGATGAACCAACTCTAAGTTTTGATTATACGGTTCATGTATCAGCTGGTGATACAACATCTAAGAATTTTAAGAATACCATTGGTGATATTCTAGTTGAGATTTTAGAAGATTCACTTAAGAACAGAGAAACAGTATTTTCGGGTGGTATTTAATGTCCAGAATTGAAACTACAATTCTTTCTAACCTTATCCACGATGAAGAGTATTCAAGGAAGGTCATTCCGTTTCTAAAGAAAGAATACTTTGCAGATAGAATTGAATCTATTGTATCAGAGGAAATCCTTAAGTTCTTTGAAACCTTTACCAAACTAGCAACACCTGAAATCTTATCAATTGAGATTTCTAATCGTAGGGATATCAATGCAACTGAGCTAACTCAGGCTCAAACCTTAGTTGAATCCTTATCACATAATGACATTGATCAAGGTTGGTTATTAGAACACACTGAAGGTTTCTGTAAGCAACGAGCAGTTTATATTGCAATCCTTGATTCAATTCAAATCATTGAAGGTAAGGATAAGGTACATACCCAAGAGGCAATTCCTAATCTGTTATCTGAGGCATTAAGTATTTGCTTTGATACAAATGTTGGACATGATTACTTTAATGATGCAGACTCTAGGTTTGACTTTTATCGTAGAGTTGAGGAAAAGATTCCGTTTGATATTGATATACTCAACCGCATAACTTCGGGCGGTCTGTCGAGGAAAAGCCTTAACATATTTTTGGCTGGATGCGTTCATCCTGATACTAAGATTAGAATCAGGATGAGAAAGAGGGTTATTGATTAGAAATACTGTTTTAATTCTGGAAAATACCTAGAAGCATTTGGTTTAGTATAATATAACTTTATTATTGGAGATTTTATGATTAATAGCGAATGGGAAGAACAAGAAATATCGATAGGAGATATTGATATGTTATTAGCTTCTAGATATGAGATAGAAGTGACTTCACCCGATGGTTATGTTCCAGTATCTTTATTTGTTGATAAAGGAGAGTGGGATGAATATATTCTTACTTTGGATTCAGGAATACAGGTTAAGGTAAATGAAAACCATCTATTTGAAACTGATAAAGGTTGGCAATATGCTAAAGACTTAATCGACATTCCTAATGAGTTATATCTAACAGAAGGGAACATACTTATTCAAGGAAATGTAGTAAAGACTGGTAATAGGATACCTATTGTTGATATTCAAGTAGACCACGATAACCATAGATATTATACTAATGGAGTTTCATCACACAATACTGGTGTTGGTAAATCTTTAGTAATGTGTCATATGGCAGCAGCATCGTTAGCCCAAACAAAGAATGTGTTATATATTACAATGGAAATGGCAGAAGAACGTATTGCAGAAAGAATAGATGTTAATCTATTGAATCTAGGCATGTCTGAAATCAAAACTGTCGATAAGAGTATATTTGAAAGTCGTATTCAAAAGCTGAGAAAGAAAGCGCATGGTACTCTAATCATCAAGGAATATCCAACTGCTTCAGCTCATACAGGTCACTTTAGAGCTTTGATTGAAGAACTGAAATCTAAGAAAGAGTTTGTCCCAGACATCATCTTTGTTGATTATCTTAACATCTGTGCGTCTCAGAGAATGAAGTTTGGGGCTGGTGTTAATAGTTACACCTATGTCAAGTCTATTGCAGAAGAACTAAGAGGTTTAGCAGTTGAGTATAATGTACCATTAGTATCTGCAACTCAGTCTAATCGTGAGGGTATCAATAGTTCAGATTTAGATTTAACAAATACTTCAGAATGTATCTGGGTGGATGAGAAGGTTAAATTAATAGATGGCACTATAAAGCGAATAGGCGATATAATCCCTGGAGATAGGATTACAGCCAATGATGTATTTAAAACTACTATGTTTGTGCACCACGAGCAACCTAAGGAATGTGTTTGTATTACCTTAAAGAGTGGGAAGAGTATCACTGTATCTAAAGATCATATATTCCCTTCAGATTTAGGTAGATTATCTGTTAACCTGGGTCTAAACGTCGGTAATAGATTAAAATCTTATTAATCACTATGTTTGTGGTAAATACCAATTCTTATAAATAGTAATACACACAAACATAGGAATACATGTATGAGAAAAACCACTTGGCAAGAATCTACCATAATAACTAATATACTTGATAATCTACCTAAAGATAAGATAGACCTTTTTATGAAGGATCTCCTTACGATAATAGACAAGGAAACATCAAAAGGTAGTATTTTTGGTACAGCAAGGATATTATATGATTTATATAAAATTTATGATATAGATCATATTATGTTATATAAAAAATATAAAAGTATAACAAAACATAAAGATAAAATACTATTGAGGTATGGTAAAGAAGGGTTAATAATATATGAAAATAAACTAAAGGTTAGGCCTGTTTCGGAAAATAGATACAATGGGTTCTCAAAGGACTATTGGATATCCAAAGGTATGTAGGAACCCGACGCTATTTCTAAAGTATTCGATAT